CTAGAATCCGCGCAATATACGGTTATAGTTCGCGACAGCATCTTTATAAGAGGTAACCGTAGCCTGACACATTCCAAGCTGTTTGACTACTTCGTCGGCCTCACCTCCGATCCTGAGAAGAAACTCACTATTCTCTGTTGAAAGTTCGGCTCTCGCTTCTGCATCGTTTCCGCTGACACTTCCGGCAGTTGTATTTGTGCTGCCACAGGCACCGGCTTTAACTGCTGCTGACAGCCTGAGATTGCCACTACGGAGATCAGCAACAAGCCTATCAGTTTGCTTCTTGCCATCGTTCACCCCATTTATATATGCCTGATCAGCAGCGGCCAAAGCATCACTAGCCTTCTTCTCAGCCGCAAACAACTTGCCATCGATAACTAGCTTTTCATTGTCAGCTTGCTCTCTATCTTCCTTTTGTTTATCAAGGTATGAATTCTCAGCGCTGATGGAACCAGCCCACCAGCCGCCGCCAAACATGAGGATGGACAGAACTACAGCAATCACAGCGTTAGTGCTCATGATTTAAGCACCCCGCCAGCTTTGGTATATGCCAGTAGAAGCTTTTGAATATTATGCTCAAACTGTCCATATCCTGCGCCGGGGAAGCTAGCCCAAATGTTAGAGCACTTCTTGATGGCCGCCGTGATGTTTCCCAGTTTAATATCGTCTAGCGCACCACGCTCTTTGATCTGCTGGATTGCTATCTTGTCTTGGCTTTCGGGTGAAAAATCTTTCAACTTGAGCAACTCAGCATAAGGTGCCCACCAGCGATTAAGAAGTTGATAGCGCCCTGCTGCCGTGCTCTTTAACCCTTTGCTATTCACTGTGACTAAAACGTTAGGATGGCTGCTGTACGAGGTAAAAACTTTCGGGCTATTAATGCCGTCGACAACAATGTCATAGCCGTCATTTTTCGTGTGCTTGCTGGTGGATGTTCCTTCGCTGAAACCGACCATATCAAGAAAAGCCGCAAGGTTAGGATTGATGTCAGATAATCGAGCCATATCATTTCACCTTAAATAGCTGCATCACGTTACCGCGTGTTCTAATAACAGCAACACATAGCGTGATATTGATAAGAATCTCGGACCAGTCGACAGACACATAGAACCCGAAGAAGGTACGGATAGGAACTGAGGCGCAGACAACGATAATTAGATAGGCGATCCACCCACCCCATCTACGATGTCGTGACCCGTCACGCTGGAATAAAATCAATCGTCCGGAAATAACAGCGCAAATAAGCGCATTGATGATGAGAAGAGTTTCATTACTGTTCATCGTCTCCACCCCGTTTGAATATCGCCCCCGGATTACCGGCGCGGCTATAGAAAGCCATCAACAGACGCACAGCGATAACAGCAGACAACAGAGCACCAGCAGCATCTGCGCCACGGTCATAGCCATCAGGTAGGAAATCAATAATGAATGCCGCTACGGGCCGGTAAGTGATAATTCCGATGATAAAACTGACAAGAGATAAGATAAGGCGGCGCTTGATTGGAAACTCAACAGCAGAGGTAACAAAAATTACCGTTCCCGCGAACGCACCGAGCACAACCTCAGCATCTAAACCTGAAAAGAACCCCACCAAAGCGGCCCCACCCAAAATCCCTGTAGCCCCTGCTGTAGTTAGTGGCTCAGGCATGATAATCACCTAAACTATGCATCATGTAACCCTCAAAGTAATGGTGATTACATGATACACAATCAATTCAAATACGGATAATAATTACCTACCCGCTCATAATTTGATCGTTTATAACGATCAATTCAATTGCAACGATCGTTATTACCAATTTGAACGCTGTAGGGATTGGGAACAGAATCAGTAATCGCAAGATTTCGGAGCGGCAAGTGAATATAATTCTGATGGTGATAGGAGTAGTGGCGGTGATAGGCGTCATTGCATGGCTGGTGATCCGTTCAGCCATGCAAGATAACGAGAATAATTATTAGGTAATTATTCCCCTCGCCTTACTAGTTAATCTTACCTTCCAAAGCTAAAAGTCTTTTTTCTATTTTCTCCTGATTATCTTTTAACGCCCCGCTAATTAGTAAGTTAATTTGGTCAGGTCTGAATGAATAACGATCACCTGCTGGGGTTACAATTCTTGACTCAGGAGAGATTTCAACACCATTTTCATCAAACTCTGCTGGTGTGATTTGAGTGTTTTCCTCCCATGAGTCATAGCAGATTGCCCCATATATAAATGGATCAACAGCATGTGCTTCAAAAATTTCTATTGCACGTTGAACCGTTAACCCAAAATGGATGCGGGCATTATTTTGTTTATTCACAACACTATCTAACCAACCAAATGTGCCTATCTCATCTGCAAGTAGTAGCCCGATTGATATTTCCACATCCAACAATTTTCTAACCGGTGTTTTTTCTCTTGCGTCAGATGTATTGATAGCGCCAATAGCTGCATATACCTCTTTTATTCTGGCTGATGATTTCCCAAATACCGTATCATTATCAATAACTGGCGTGAATGATTTGAAAGGTGCGGCGGTTGATTCAAGCATGACTATTGGTCGATACTGGCTAATGTCCTCATGATATGCGGTAATGCTAAATGTTCCAGAAGTCGCAGCTGATGTTCGAAACGATATAGAACCCTTACCTAGCGCCCCTGTTGGATCAGAACTACTAACAAAAGCTCTATCAAATAATATCCCCGCAACATTTTGAACACCGGCATTGCTTTCAGCTCTGATTAACATCCCACCAATGACAGCCGAGCCGCCATAATTCAGGCTGACTTTAACATTGTCATATGGATAACTTGTAAAGAACTGGCCCACTCGAAATTTCTCCATCCCGACCGGTGTATTAAAATTAGCCAATTCAATATCTAGTGAGGCAGAATATATCCCTGTTTTAGTCTGCCCATCTGATGGGATAGCATCGACACGAATGTTTCTTGCTTCTTTTACCGCTGTTGCAGTTGTATCAGAAATAACACGGTTTATGTAGCCGATGTTATTTAAGTTAATATTCCTTATCCTGAGATTTTTACTACCCGCTGTTGTGCTTGAGTTAATCCACCCAATATTTCTGGTAATTGTATATGTTCCTGTAGGAATGCCGGGTACTTTTGTAGCTGACATCCCATCAATCGTAGCATCAACACAATCAAAGAAATGACTTATTGCAACGGGTGAGGAATAGGTATCATCAATATCTTTAACAACAACATTCACATCATTGGCGTGACAATGCATTTGGTGTTGAAAATCAACAAGACGAGCAGGTAAATTATTGTTGCTAATGTCTAACGTGGGTTTTATCAGCGTACCACTGTTTACATTAATATTACGCCCAAGCCATTGATCACTAGCAAATGTCACATCAGTACTAGGGTCATTCCACGCACTAACTAATGAATGCACACCTCGAGCGAACACATCATTGAAATCAACATTATAAACCGCTGGCCTTAGCGTGTGTCCGGCAGTTGAATAGGCAGTTAACATTGTGCCATTACCGAATGTTTTCGCGCCAGTGACTACAACATCATGAGAGCCATCGACAATTTGTATTGCAGCCTGTGATTTAATGTACGTATGCAGTGTTTTTGCGGTACTACTAATAAGTTGTGTGTAATTAACAATTTTTACGCCATAAGAACCTTGAACAATCAAACCATCCCCATGAATAAAATCCTCAGAAATACATTTATAAATAAGAATGTTATATGAAGGTAGTAATGGGATGCCAGCATGACCTAGGTCAACATAAGGATTGAAGCTGTTGACTTTAAAGTTCCAACGAGGGGAGTTAATCACCCTTACATTAACCAATTGTGAATGGCGTAAATGTCCGAGTGAAATACCAGTACTAATGGAATCACTATCACTTAATGCACGTCCCCAGCCATTAGCATCAATGCATAAATTTGAAATGCTTATATTCTCATCATACATTTGAATGTTGTCATGATAATTTCTAGAACTCAGAATATCTTTATCGTTAGCAAATAAATTACTTGCCCTGATAGCGACGACATCCGATCCCGGTCCGATGATTGTAGTGTTACTTGCAAAAAGTACGGTATCCGTAACTAAGCAAAATTCACCTGATGATTTAGGCTTCGGGAGCTCAACTTTTAAACCACTCGTAAATGCCAATGTTAGAGCAGTAGTATCATCAGTTACGCCATCCATTTTCACGCCAAAGTCTTTGATGCTGACAGTATCACGCATCTTATCCTGAAACGTTCTATATACAGCGCCCACACCAACCTGAATAAACCAACCAAAACCACCCACAACCCCCGCGACCATACTCTCAACATAGCCTCGCATACTTCGGTTATTAACTGCGTCCATGTCATTGACAGGATCTGCAAGGTTTCCAATCCTGTATTGCTTAGCATCATATAGATTCGATTTGACTGTTGGCCGCATTAGAGCCAAACCCAGCCAGCCAACCGCCTGTTGAATTAACATTGTCAGGTAATCGAAAGCATCTTCGTGAGTCTCAGCAAAGAATGTGCCTTGATTACGTAAGTCAGTTTCTTGTACGGCTGGAAGTTCGCGGGTAAGGATCAACCCCCACCCTTCAGGCAAGGGATTTGGCAACGTTACGTTACCCCCAGCATAACCACCGACACCACTGACGGAAAAGTCAGTATCTAGCACAAGAATATGCTCAACCTCACTCTGGTCCACCGTTACGACAACCATGTTTGATGCTTTGAGAATTCTGAACCGATACGGGAAAACAGAGGTAACGCCGTTACCCACGTACACCTCTTGGCTAATCTCTGTCGATACTGTCATAGCTGGATACTCCTTGGTTGCTTTGTGCTCATATTACCCGCAACGTATCCATATAAGAATTAAATACACACCAATACTTATATAATTTACCTAAAAGGTAATTATAATGATGTGCGTGCATTTGATTATAATTTGATGTATGTATATACATACAGTAGTTTTGAGGGGCTTTGAAATGAAAGAAGAAAAAAAGCAGGCTTACAGCTACCCCACAACCGATGCGTATTCACAGTCCATACACACAACGCAAGGCGTTAGGGGGCTTATCCATGGGTCAAATATTGAGAAATTACTTATTGCGCTGGACACTGACGGGCACGACATTAGCGCACCAATGATCGAGCTAAAAGCCTTGCTGAACTATGTTTCATACGATAGCCGTTTGCGGGGTGATCTGCTGGCTCATGCTGAGTACATCTTGGAAAAATTAAAAGCCGAAAAATAATCCGTGAAATAATTGAGGCGAAGCAATAAGTTCGCCTTATTTTGGTAACTATTTATACTTAACATTGCGTTTTAATTACCTTTTCGGTAAGTTTACTTTTCCCAAAACATGCGCCATAGTGATTATGCACTAGCAAAATCTAGTGTCGGGATTGGTCTCCTGAAACTTAAACGGCGCACATACACGCCCAGCGTGTTTTTTTATTTGTGCGGCACAGCTACACCTCAATGGTGGGCTGGGCAGGGGCATCGAAAGATGCGCCGGTACCCGTTTAGGCCGGTAGACCAACCCTGTTCAGCTCACCACCAGAAGATTGGTCTCGATGGTGGTGAAAACTCTACTAGACGGGATAATCACCATGAACAAACAATCTAGCGCTACTATTTTCAAATTCGACACATCAACGAATATTAGAACCTTTGTTGTTAATGGCAACCCATGGTTTGTGGCAACTGATGTTTGCCAAGCTCTGCAACTCACAAATCCTTCTATGTCCTTAAAATCACTTGATACTGATGAACGATCTAAGTTGAGCTTAGGCCGTCTAAGTTGAGCTTAGGCCGTCAGGGATTCGCATCAATTATTAGTGAGTCCGGCCTCTATACTCTCATCCTGCGCTGTCGTGACGCTGTAACCCCCGGCACTATCCCCTACCGTTTCCGTAAATGGGTAACGTCTGAAGTTCTGCCAGCCATCCGTCAAACAGGCAAGTACGATATCAATAAACCTGAGGTACTCGCTGATCTGGTGGGCACTGCCACAACATTAACGGTTCGCGATGGTCGACGGGGTAAAAGCCAGACCACCAGCAAAGCAGCACAACGCATTGCTGATGAGTGTGTGCCGGTGATAATGAGGTCCATGCGGAACCAATACCACTACAGCAATGACAACGTTGGGCCGGAGGAAGTGATCCCCGCACTGATTAGTGAATCTCGTAGTATTCAGTTATATGACCTGTTGCGGGAGTTGGCAGAGAATGAGCATAACGTATCAGGCTGCTATCGAGAGCTGGAAGCTATGCGCTACTTCATCATTGAGTTCAATAAGCGAATGAATGCTATAGCCAGTCACGCATCATTCATAAATCAGCAAACTAAGATATCGTGACATGTCACAAAGGACGGGGAAACCCGTCCTATCTATGTAAGGATGAAGCCCCGCGAGGGGCTAGTGTATCATCAAGTCACTTATTGGTATTCGGCCACTTAGCGTAAGCCAGATAATATAATGCAATAATGTTTACTACAGGAATTAGTAGCAACAGACACATTGCAGGATGAAACCCTGCCTTACTAAATACCTTGCCCATTGGAAAAATAAAAGAAAAGAATACAACTATAATTGCCAGAATTTCAGTTATAGATACACCACCCATAGATCTTACCTCCTTATATATTATCTTCCTGTAACCTTACTGAAATCAGGTGCGCTATCAGGTGTTATCTCACCTGGACGCCACCAATACGATTTCCCGAACTGACTGCGAGCTCTCTTTTCCATCTTACGCAAATAACCAGGTGAAAAATACTCTTGTAGGTTGTGAAATATCAAATGATCAGTTGCGGCTTTCGTATACCAAAGATTTGCCCCCGGCGTTAATCCTTTCACCATTCGAACTAACTCGGCCCCAAAGTAAGTATCCTCACCAGCGCCAAGCTGTAATAAGTTACCCTGAGTCAACTTTTTGGAGGATACCGATCATTTGTGATATCAGTAAAAGACTGATCATATGGCTTCCCATATTTTGAATAGCATATCTCATCAAGCTTTAACTTTAATTTGCTAGCTTTGTCGTTAAGCATCCCCCAATACACCCCTCCGCCTCCTGCTACAATCCCAAACAGTACGGAGCTACCGGATATCCCCCAAATAAATTTACCCACGATAAGTAAAACACCGGCACATAAGATGTATAACCCTATTCTAGAATTAGTTATTGCACTATTATATTCCCTTTCAATCTCCTGCAATGATCCTGCATCCATAGTACAACCTCCTATTATTTTAGCTGTTCTTCTACTTTATTAAGCATCGGCCCTACGATGTGTAGATTTTGCAAAGGTATCATTTTTCTCACAGCATGAACTTGTTTACTATCAAACTCTCCATTCAGCACGCCATTGGCAATGACAGCAGCATCCCCACCCAAATCAAACGTTGGCCCCAATAATGCGCCAATAGCATTACGGCTTTGAAAGCGTGATACTGGTGGAGCACCGAACATCGCACCTAACCCAAACCTGCCGCCACTAATGTTCTCTACCGTGTTCAGTGGTTCAGATAGCCATCCCAGCATGCCAGAGCGATCTAGCCCCTCTTTAACTAAGTTATTAGGGCTATAATCAGTTTCCCTACCAGATAACTCCTGTTTCATAGCATAGACCATCGAGCCAAGTGCTATTGAACCAAGAGTTCCCATGTAGAAAGATGCATCACCCTGTTGGATGCCTGACACCAACATGCGGTTATGTGAAGCAAAAATGAACGTCTTGAATTGCAAGATGCTTTTCCCAACTTCACTACTCATCATCAGCGGGGTATCCCCAACACCGGGGGTGATAACAGTGGAATCGACATCCTTTAAAATGGCATTCTGGAATGCTTCACGAACGGAGCGATCATCCCATAAATGGCTGTGGCCAGTTAGTAAGCCGTCCATATCTTCGCCGTGTTTACTAAATTGCTCACCAATACGGCCAAGCATCTGTTGATCAATACCCACCTGAGCAAGCTTACGAATCTCCTTCTGCGGTATTACCTTGCCTGCCGCCAGCGCCTGAGCATTATCGAGGATGCGGGACTGTACAATCAGACCACTCCAAGATTTTAATGTACTGTTCCACTGGTTCATCAGCGTCCAGTTACCAAACTTTTGAGTCCCCCAGTTAAGACCACGCTCCAGACCAGAGCGGCGGCTATAGGGATCGGTCAGGTCTGCAATTGCTTTTGTTCTGGTTGATAATACGTAATCAAGCCCCACAGCCATCTCGCGCAGGTCTTTAGTTGCAACCTTGATACTATTCATGTTTTTTAGCATGGCCGCTAGTGGCTTGAGAGACTTAGACAAACCATGCTGCATTATAGGTCTAGCTAGATCGGGTATGGCTGAAATAGTCATGCCACCCAGCAGACGAAGGAAGTTAACATTGCGTGCCACTCTACCAGCACGAACAAAGAAACTACGTGGATCTTTCGGCGCTCCGTAGGTGCCAATAAGACGGTCACGTATGGCTTCAATATCTCTCACGTCAGCTTCACGCTGCTTTTCTAATTTGGCGCGTTCTTTAGGCGTTTTTGCATCGCGGATAAGCTGGCTGTATTCCTCTGATACTTCGCGAATTTGCTCCCCCATATCTTTGCGGCCAAACGATGCCGTGAGTTCAATCTCTGGCGCAACTTCACGCAGGTAGCTTTCTGTCACATGGTTGATATCTGACTCTAGAAAACCCTCAATACGCTCATCTGGAATATTCAATGTACGAGACTTAGTGAATCCAGCCTTTTTAGTTAAGCCCTCTGGTAGTAAATCACGAGGTACTAGGCCAGACGGTGCACCAATGATTTTATTTACTATCTCATCTGCTGCTGCTTCAGCTTCCTCTCTGGACATAGGTTCCATCAACTTCAAAGCACGTTGCCTGCTGGCGTCCAATCGACCAATAGAGTTCGCTCGTTTGGTTAGACGTCGCAGTTCTGCTCTGTGCATTTTAGGGTTATCTAGTAACTCCAAATGGCGCTGTAATATAGGTAATTCTTCTTTAGCCTTAGCGATACTTTCGAGCTTTGTTTTAAGGTCAGATGATTCTTTAGTTAGCTTTTTGATTAACCTGTCAGACTTGGCCTTATTCAAATCATCTTCAAACTTTGCGATACGCGCAGTGACTTTCGCCTCTTCACCAATTAACCGAGCTTTTTCCCCTACTTGCTCCATCAACGATGTTTTATTCCCTGACCATTTTTCAGCCTCAGCAATCTCAGTCGTGAGTTTTTCAACTTCGGGCGCAGCAGTTCTAGCCCTTTCTAAACCGGCATCAATTTTATCTACACGACCAGCCGCCTTTTCTGCGGCTTTAGCATTGATACCCTGAAGGTGATTAGTGATGATGCTCCGAAACTCGGTGCGATCAGTTAGAATTTTGTCGAACTTATAGATCCTTGGCAAATAGCTCTGCGCGGTGCTAACGTCCACGTCCTCTGGCAATATGCCTAGCTCTTGCATGCGTTTTTTGGTTACTTCAAATAATGGGCGAATCTCTGCCGCTGCCTGCGCCACTTCAGGAATATCAGACTGATCACCACGCCGCATGGCTTTACCCACTTCCTCATTGAAATCAACGAAGTTCATGCGCTTACTGCCACCCGCAGAAACGGATTTACTGTATTGCTTATAAGCATCTTTTGTTGATTCCATTTGCTTATACAGCAAGGTGTCATACTGTTTAATTTTGGTTTCGGCTGCAGTGAATGTTGCTAATCCCTCATTATTTTTCTCAACGAAATAGTTATTTTCAGCCAGTTGCTGATTAATAACTCGTGATGCTCTGGAAGGAGACTGTGCTAACCGGCCTCCGGGGTTAACACTCAGTGTTTTATTGATCAGCCCAACACCGGCTAACTGTTCCTGATCCAGAGTGGTATTAAATACCTCAGCAGCGCCTATGCTGCGCGGGGTATCAATGTCAGAAAGGCTACTGGCAACCGACTTATTTAATGCCTGTCTTGTTCCAACATTTGCTACTAGCTGGGCGCTAGTACCAAGCACCCCACCTACCAATGCATCAACTACAACATTCATAGCACTCTCATCAAAGGTGCGAGTGTCTTGTGTGGCTCTAAGGGCCGCTTCTGATGCTATGCCACCAAGGGCATTCGCAGCTGCAAACCGCCCAGCAGTAGACGCTAACTCACCGCCGCGAACTATTCCACCAGCAGGGATAAGCATTGATGCAACATTGATAGGGTCAACTAATCCCATTGTCATACTGGCAATTAGCCCCGCCCCGCCAGTTTCGCCAAGGTATTGCCGGTCCTGCAACTGACGGTCGATACGGTGTTTTATTGCTAAGGTTTCTTGCGGTGAGCCAGAGCTGATAAAAGAATCAGCGTAGTCCTCATATCCATGAATAGCGTTGGCACTATCATCAAATGGATTGTAGCCTTCGACCGGTTCGAACTGACTGAAGGGTGTAGATGAGATCCAGCTACCCAACGAATTATCTATACGGAACGCAGCATCCCTTGCACGCTTAATGCTCTGGTCGTCGGTAAATGGATTCAGCGCTGATAGTGCTGAAGGTGTCTCCATATAGAAACCGCTATCATCTGGCTGCGGGATTGGGTTTAAATCAGCAGAAAGCACATCTTCGGGTTGCTGTTCATAAGTTGGCATTATTTACCCCCAGCAATCATGTTTGATGGCGTGTTAGTTATTGGTGCATTATTCTGCGCTGCCTTATGCAACTGCCCACTGTTGAGATAATTATCAGCCTCATTTATTGGCGCACCGATCCGTTTAGCTCTAGCCTCGTTAATACCCTGCTGTTGCAACAACATAACGCGCTGGTACATTGGGGATGTTTTCTGATCTGGTTTAAATCTTACCGGCAACCCGCTAGCCCCATGATATGAACTAACATCATCAAATCCCTCAGCATTGCGCTGCTTAACCATCACGCTATAACTGTTATCTCGTGGTGTAAGTGCATCAGCAACAATAATAAGATCAGTGTCATCACGTGAGCCGCCAAAAATTACGGCCTTTAAATGCCCCTTTTCTTGCTCCCATTGCTCTGGTATCCAGTTTCCAGAACCATTATTTATCCCGTATACGGCCTCAGGTGCATACTTCATGACCTCTTTGCTTCCGTTGACCGATGAAATGCCCCATACACTTTTAATCTGCGCATTTGTCATTGCCTCTGCCTGTTGTGCATCTCCACCAGTTTGAGCAAAGTTAGCATCATAAATAGTCTGATAATCACGCATATAAAGTTGATTCGACGTTCCGGGCTTCTGCGCATCAGGTCCACTAAACCAACCGGGGGAAATATTATTTATATTTGATTGAGCTGCTTTATCTCTCGCAACAATAAAATCCTTATCCCGTAATTGTGTATTAACCATCTGTTTAGTACGCTCATCCTGCTGATAAACGAGGTTATACGCCATATCAACAGCCTTATCCGCTGGAACACCAGCACGATCAAAACTGTATACTTTGGTAAAGAAAGCCATGGTCCCGCTATCAACGCCAGTTGCAGCAGCCGGATTGTTATCAAATATTTGCCCGTATAACTTAGCCATAGGGACAACTAAAGCAGGATCGCGAGAGGTTGAAGCGGCATTCATCATCGATTTTATTTGTGTTGGAATAATGCCGGTGCGAGTTGTTAGCGTGGCAAGTTGTCCAAGAGTTTCACTGTTATTTATATTGAAGTTAGGTGCAACTTGACTGTTGAAATAATTATCAGCAGCTAACTGATTGTTTTTATCTGTTGGGTCTAGCGGGAAGTTCTTTTCTAAAGATGAAGCTACACGCTGAGTAGCTTGATTAGCTTCCCACTCTTTATCCAACACAGTGAACTTTGCCTCCATCTTCTCCCAGCGCTGCTGAGCCTTAGCAAAGCCAGCCATATTTGGATCACTCGGGCGCATTGTTTCCAAAAGTTCTTGCCTTGAACTCGGTGTAAGGTTTTTGGCAGCACCAACAATACCACCGTAACGAAGTTGCTCTTGCATGTCCTGCCATTGTTGCGCCCCTGCTATTGGGCCTTTGGCAGAAACAAGGGATTGCTGAGAAGGAATATAACTTGGTTGTAACCCCTCATCTGTAGCTGCATAAACATCTTTGACTTGCAAATCAAGCTGCTGAGATAGTTGTGTTCTTTGCTCTTTTTGAAGCGTTTGAGCTTGGCTCATAAACTGCATTTGCATTTGAGGATTAGAAGCGTCAAATGCAGCGTTACCGGTATACCGTTTAGGGGAATCCAACGCTGTGAGTCCAAGAGCCGCGCTTACGCCGGTATTGATCTGTTCATCGCTATAGGGCTGATTGCCATTCTCATGTTTCACAATACCAGCGCATAATGCAGCTAGTGTGCGGGGGTTTGTTATATCTAACTGATCATCTGCACCAACGCCTAATGCCCCACACAGTGCTTTGATATAAGCATCAGTATTATTATTATCAGATGCAGGTGCCCACCGGTTAACCACTTCAGAAATGGTGTTATACCCTTGGTTATTATATGAAATAAGATTTTTACTTAACGCCCTAATTCCATGTTCAGGCGTGGCAAATGTGGCAAAGCGCCCATCATTGCCCGTTTGCCCTTCCCATGGGTTTTTCTCAGTAGCTTCAATGTTGCCGGGATTATTATTACGCACCCCTCGAGCAGCCGAAGAATTGCCATGAGCTGATAAACGAGACACACCGCCAATATCAGAAGGTTCACCAACATCATTAACAAGTGACTGAACATTAGTTGACATCTGTTGCAATACTGCGGCCGCTCCAGCCTGTTCTTTTAGTTCTACCTTTGCAGCAATGCGTTGTTCATCACTCCAGCCGTGGGTATCTGCATACTGATCTATAGCAACAAAACCTTGGTTTCCAACAAGCTTATTAAATGCTCCACTATCACCATATAGCCCCTTTGCCTGAGTAACCGTATTATCTTTTAAACCTTTAAATTGGCTAGCTTCATACTGCTTAAATTGCCCAACTTCATACTGGCGAGATTGGTTCATGAATTGTTGGCGTGATTGTTGTGCCTGAAGCATGAAATTTTGCCTAGCTTCGCCATCAGGCAAGCTACCAGCAAGCCCCCCCATTAATTCATCTAAATTTTTAATTGCCCCATCAGACTGGCCAAGTGCATTTTTACCCTGCTTTGTTATCAATCCATTTTCAGGGTTATTCATGAGATCGTCTGCGTGCTGATTAAACTGAAGCAGTGCATCCTGAGAAAAGGCTAAGTTAGCTTTACGCTGCTCCTGAGCAAACAAGTTAGTCGCATTATCAGCAACTTGTGCCAAGCCAGCCCCGAAGTTATCCGGAGAGTATTGAATATTGGCTACCTGTGGCGCCGCGGCTTCTGTCTGAGTCTGTCGCTGGTAAGTCGGTACAGTCGGCATTAACTATTCTCCTTAGCCAAATACACTCTGAGTGCCTTTTGCTGCTGATATTGGCGCACCTTTTTGAGAGAAAGGTGACCATGTGCCGCCCGTTGTTTTGTACGCACCATAAGCTGATAGAGGTGCATTTAGCAGCGTAGTGAACGCGCCCATGTTGCCGCTTTGCTTCTGAATTGCGCCCTGTGTTCGGGATACACCAGCCTGAAACTCTAGCCCCGCTGCCTGCCGCTGAGCATTGTTAACAGTTGTTAGCGCATCCAATTCACCACCAGCAGCAGTGTCACCGAAGATATCTAGTGCGTTACCGGTTGTTAGATCAGCGCCAGAAGCCCCCATTGCGGCGGCCTGCTTGCCTGCTAACTGCCGAGCCTGCTGCCGTTGCCGATCAGCCTGAGCGTTGCCGGTGTTAATCGTATCTCTTGCGGCTACTTCTTGTGCATCGGCATTTGCATTTGCTATCGCCTGATTTGCTTTGCCGGTTTGATATTGGCTATACACCCCCATCAAAGATGAGCCAACCGATAACGCGACAACGGCTGTTGTTGGATCGCACATTATTTAGCCCTCAATTCAAAGTGGTGAAACGGTAGTTTAAACGCACCATATGGAATCGGATCGTCAATAGTGAAGCCAAGCCAGCGAAGCCACTTTTTAGCAGCAAGATTGCGGGTATCGACATAGTTCTCTAGGTGGGGATAGATGCTGAGCATGTAACGAACAACTGGCCGACAATGGCGAAGGAAAGTAACTTGATACCGCTCCATTGAATCAGCGGCCACCAGCCAAGGAACGCCAAAGCCGGTTAATATAGAGGCAGGTACAACACCAAATAACGCGATGACTTCACCATCGACCAGACCAGCGAAGCAGATTGTTGAAGCTGACATAGAGCGCTGAATAACTTCAGCAGGCGACATTAAGGCAGCAGCATAAAACTCATCAATGTCAGCCTGACGAACTTTAGGTAATAACAAGTCTGCATGTTCTTGTGTTGCAGGGATAATCTGAACGTGTCGCATATCAGCCCCCTACAGTTACTTTAGGGATTACGGCTAATACAGATAGTGGTAACGGATCACTTTGTTTAACAATTATTCTGCCGTTTCTATCCCAATTTGCATCGATTGATACTTCTATTACATCGCTAGCTTTATCAACCGGATCATCATAGAACTCAAATTCACGCTGCGCGTATTCGAATAGCTCCCCACCCGGCGAACCGACCCACACACTGCGACTGGACTCAACAAGCAGATTAACTGTTGTTATCAGCTTTTTCTTATCAAGCAATGTTTCTTGTCCGGCTATATTAACGCTCAGGGTTTCCATTTCGCTGACTATTGGCAAGCCGATATGAACAACTGCTCCAGCTTTACTAATGGTAATAGCCCCCTCATTGACAACTGCCTGAGGCTCAACGTTGCCATCAGAAAGAATATTAACCGTGCGCCCTTCAATGTGGTCCAGACCAGAAAATTTGCTACGGGCCATATTCCAACTGCTGGTGGCCGTTTCTTGGTGTGAAACCGGTACATTACGATTGGCTTGTACAACAACAGTATTGGCATTTGTGACGCTCACTATTGAGAGTCGCAACACCTTATCTTCATCATCCTCTTGATATGGCAGCTGGATAACGGCATCTACATCATCAGAAACGAAGTAAGCAGCACCGCTAATAGTTAAATCCAGAGGCAGCCGGTAGTCCCAATCATCATCACCACCAGTAAGCGTTACAGTGCGCGAGGCGTCTTTGTTCCGTCCGTCATAACTAAGGCCCGAATCAACAAAGAAAGCGTCCGAAATGTCGAGGCTGCGAGATGATAAACGCTCGATGTAACGCTTAGTCTGACCATTCACAACGCGACGCAGCACAAAATAGGCCGCGTCCTCAGTACCCTCACCGATCGAGCATGTTGACTCAAAAGCATCACCGGGGGATTCCTGAGGCGACCATGCAAAAACTTGCTGATCCCTGAGGTAGGTCAGGCACAATAATTTGCCATCATTGCGTATGCACCAAGCGACAGAATAAGGGACGATGGAGAATGACCAGTCAACTATCTGGTAGCCATTAAAAAGATGGTTAGCGAGGATTGTTAGGTCAGAACCTTGATAGCCGTCAACGTCAAACGAATAGGCCAAATCCCTTACGATGCTGCCTTTTTCCTGAACAAATAAAGCGATGTTGCTTACGGCTATGGGAGGTAACCGGCTGGAGCCGTTAGAGCCTTGAGAGCTAAATGCAAAGCTGGGCGGTGTTAAGGTTTTATTCTGGTCACCACTGATCTGATACTCACCACCAGAAGTGAGTGCCACGAGTGAGCCGATATCAATCAGGTGCCTTATCTCATTAACCTGACGCCCTGCATAGGTATAGACAATCCGATCATCATCTTGAATAGGGTTATTCTTGCCAAAGTCTTTATAATCGCCTGTGCGACTGCCCCATATGGTTTGAGGGTATTTTGTAGACGCTGCAAAAAAGAGGCGCTGCTGATAGTAAACAACCGTTCCGGGGTAACCGTTTACGCTATTCCATGCATAGTGCGCCCATTTGTAGCTGGCGTTAGTCAATGCAACAACATTTGACGGTAGATATGAAATCACAGTGCATGAGGCTGTTTTATGGTCACCACTGACCGTATTGATTCTTACAACGCCAAAGCCACTATGCAGATATTCCCACTGGACGCCCGTATCACCCCCCCAGCCGTCATACGATGTTCCTTCACTATGTGATGGCCTAAGCGATCCTGTGGTTCCAGCTGTTACCGCCCGATAATAATTACTCCCCGCGCGGCGTTGATCATCTATTGACGTTGTTTTATCAACTTCCCAAACAGGTACGGAATCAATGGCTTGCTGTTCAAGATAGAATAATTTACCCACATTCTCATCGCCAAAAATCGCGGCGTTAGACGTTAGCGTTACGGTTCCGGTACTGGCACTTGCATACACAGTAATCGCCTGATCAATATTGATATCTTCAAACGGTCCGTTAGTTGTGACTACTACAGCCTTTCGCCAATCGTCATGGTCGTAGCGCTGCAATTCCAGCGGTTCGTAATTTGGATGCACAATCGTCATTACATCAGCTGATTGCGTAAATTTCAGATTAAACAGATCAGCTTCTTGGTAGGGCATTTCCAATTCGAACGGCTGGCCCATGTTAGGACCACTTGAATATAAAACCTGACCGCCGTCTTTAAATACACGCATGTAGCCGTGACCGAATTCCAGCGCATAGGTTTGAACAACTGAGAACTGGAACGGTATCAATCTGCATTGCCGGTCACCGTATTTAGCCTCGGCTATAAATTTGGTTCCCGGTCTATTCTCGATGCCGCCGTATTGCCGCACAATGAAGTTACGGCACTTACGAAGCGAGTTGCTATATCTAGACAGATCAACGCGACCATGCAGACTAGGTGCGATTTCACCACCAGAGAAAGAGGATTGAATCAAGCTAACGGCCATTATGACAACCTCGCCATAGTAAACTCTGATTCTGGTTGTTGCGGCTCTTGAGATTCATTCATAGAGCGTGAACCAGCAGATAGAATCATGTTCGTATACATCTGCAACGCCTTATTCCCTAAGTCGCCAGCAGCGGCTAAGGGCATGGCAATTTCGGCGGCAATGCGCCAACTCAATGCGTCACGAAACAATGCATCAAACATGTTCACATCAGTGACACGCCCGACATATCGCAACCATGCTTCGCGTTCATTGGTCAGCAATATCTTTCCGGTACCATCAGCATCCGATCCCACTTCATATGGAATACGCATTGCGGCTGTTGGGTAACGAATGCCCGGCACCATTATCTCGATAAGGCGCATGCAGTCAGTTGGATAGCGGTAGCTAAAGTTCCAATCAGGTGGAGGGTTTCCGAGATTGGCCAAAGCAACACGCTTAATCGCAAAATTCCAAGGGAAATCACTCAACACGGAATCTCGACTTGGCTCGTAGTGCAGGCTACAGACACCGGCCTCTTTGCTCTTTTCTGTTAAGCTGTTGATAGTTCGGCTGTTACCGATGCGGCTTAGTGCGATATTGCAGATTTCAATCTCGGAAGCCATTAGCTATCACCCCCGTATAAGGTATCTGCGGCGCTTTTTGCAGCTTCAACATTTCCAGCTATCAAGCCAATATCGGTAATTTGCAGTTCTGCATTGCTGGTGGTTTCTTCTCCATCTTCACGTGTGGAAGTAGATAGAACCTTTACCTTTCCGACTAGCTCAAGAACATCACCCACTTTTGGCAAAGCAATGCCCAGCTTTTTTAAGGTTTCGTTGTTGAGGGTGATACGCAATCCCCACGGATAATCATCACGGGTTTCAACCTTCCCGCCTTCCGTTTCAAAGGTATCTGTGCCTTGCTTAAGATTGACCATTTTCATACAAAGACACTCCAGAAGAGTAAGGGGCCGAAGCCCCTTAGGTGGGAGGGTTAGACGAAGCCCAGTTCCTTACGCTTTTCAGCAATCTTGGTTTTCAGGGTTTCCTCTTGGGTTGCTGGATGAGGTTTTTTACCGAACAAGCCTTCATACTCTTCACGCAACAACTGTAGAGCAGCCTCTGAATCTACGGTTACCCCCTGCTCAGTCAGAGCAACAACAGGTGTTGGCGGGTCAATTAAAGGTGCTTCGTCACGCTCATCTACAACTGGCACCACATCAGCAATAACTACCGCACCAGCCTTGGCTAGCTTGGCCGCCTCGTTAATCGGCTCCAAGGCGCTGCCCGGCTTGCCTTCATAATCAACTTCCTCACCTTCTTCAAGGATCTGGAAATTGATATATGACCGGCGAAGCACTTTATAACGTGCAACTTCTGACATGTTGCCCCCTGTTATTTAATGGTGAATGCCGTTGGGTATGGGTAGTTCGCGTCCACATCCAGATTCATGCCAGCAGTAAATGCACCAGCAGTCAGTGGGCCAGTAGCAACCACATAGTTGACGCGCAGATACTTAAGCACTCCCTGAGGCACTTTAGTGGAGAGAATGCGTTTACCGGCGATCAGTGCAGCTAATGCCAGAGTGCCGCTATCAAACAGCGTTACCCAAGTCGCATTATCTGTACTGGTCTGCAATTGCACATTCAGTGTTGCGGCACCGGCTGCGGTTGCGGTGGTGTTAACCATGGTCCAAAACTCGATGGGGGTACCGACACCAATATCACGCTTAGTCCCTTTAATCGGGCCAAGGTCGATTACATCAGTAGAAGCAGCAGTGGCCGTAACCGCTTGCGCTTCGGAGAACATCAACAGTTTGTCGAGGATCATCTCTACATCTCCTTTGAATGGGCCACGAATGCGGCCCATCAATTTATGGTTAGCGGTTAAACCACACGCGCTTCAGTTTCAAGCAACGCATCAGTTTCACGGATCGGCACGTTACGGAACGAAGTCCAGAACTCGCCCTCAGTCTCTTTCACTGAGATGGCAAGAGACGCCTTCTCAAGCGATTGAATATCGAGGTATTCACTCAAGGTTCGGTTCATGTAGAACGCAGGTTTACCCATGCCACGGTTGGGAATGCGGTGCAGGGCTTTGATCATCAGCTTCACGATATTGATAGGGGTAGTCGCGTCCAAATCACTGATGTCGATATTGGCGATACGGACCACATAGCGCCAGTCACGGAGGACTAAACCGTTGTCCCATTTGTAATGGGTGCGATAGCCTTGATACTGACCGCCGCTTGCATCACGTAGAGTCTGCTCACCCAAGTCTCGATGCTGCAGCCCAGCTTTTTGCCCTTTAGGGAAAGTGCCATGAACAGTGTTTTGTCCCCAAACCACTAGCCAGATGGATGAGTTATCCGTGCCAGTACCACCAGCATCAACGATATTCTGAGCGTTCCCAGCTGAGAGGCTAGAATAGCGAGACGAAAGCCCCATGAATTTCTGAGGGGTAACACTGCTGTCACCATAGAAAATGGTTGAAGCCATTTCCTGATTCATAGCTTCAAGGAAGGCCTGATCTTCAGATAAACGGAACTCAGCGGAATTACCATTGAGATCAGCTAGAGACTTATCAATTTCGGAATAGGTTTCCAACATGCCGCAAGCATCTGTGACCTGTGCCGTTGTGGATTTACTTGATTGAACGCCGTAGTTCAGCAAGCGCCACGTGGCAGCAGGTAAGCCTGTACGCACAGTGGTTTTGTGACCAGTAGCAAGATTACCCTCAACAAAAATCATATCCGTAAGGATTGGGTTTGTTTGTGAAAGCAACTCGGTGATTTTATCAACCTTACCTTCTGGATCTAAACGCTTACCCCAGTCGGCCAGCGTTAGCGCTGTGGTGCTTTTAACAGCCATATTTCATCCCTCACTTATTACCATAGAGAACTTCGGCCGCACTACGCTGGCCACCAGAACTCGCCATGACCATAGAGTCTTCACCCATGGACTTGCCGATCTTCACGCAGAAACGAACCAAATCGGGGTGGTTACCTAGTCCGGTTTGTTCCAAATAAGTACGCAACTCAGGGGTACCAAACTGATCTAGCGCTTTTTGCGCCATGCCAATGTTGGCCGTTAGCTTGTCGCCGCCGATCTCTTTGTCAGCCTTGACGTCATTACCCCATTGCTCTGTTTGCTTCTGCCATGCTTCAGCTTGTTGCTGCTGAAGCTTTGGCACGATGTCTTTGCCGTAAATGTCCACCAGCTTCTGAGCTTGTTCTTGCGACAAACCAAGCTCACGTGCTACCGGTTCAAATGTCGCCAGCGCTTCAGCATCAAGGTCTTGACCTTCTTCCGGAGCCTTGAACTCGTATTTCTCCGGCGCGCCGCTTTCTTTCTTTTCCTTGTTGGCCTTTTCTGTCGCTTCTTTCTCTGCGGCAAGTTCGGCTTCAGTCTTGGCGGTGGGATCGTCGGTTTTTTTCTCTGCTGCCGCTTCCGCTTCAGCAGTAGCGCTAGCCGCTGGCGTCTCACCAGTTGGCGCTGCGTTGGGATCTATTGCTGCGGGAGCACCACCACCAGCATCACCTTCAGTGGAAACCTCAGAACATAGGCGACGCATTAATAGCCTTTGGAATAAATTCATTGTTTGCTGTCCTCTTTCGCTTCATTAGCCATGACCAAATACTCATTGGGGCATGCGCTCATCACCTCACTGAACAGATTCAGTCCGTAATTACGGCGGCCCTCATTGAAAATGGTGGTGTTGGTTTCCCCGGTGAAAGACGTTGTGAAAACGCCTGATAGGGACAGTTGACGCCAGATAAAACGGCGGCCCTCGACTGTTCCCATTAAAAAAGTGATGTCGTTAAGTTCACGTTGGCGCAGCGCTTTGGCGGCTTCTGTCGCTTCTGCTTGCTTAACCTCAAGTTCGTCATTTAAGTCGGTCATTGCGCAGCACCTCCAGCAATCGCGGATAAGGCGCTAGGGTCAGATAGTTGGGTTTCACTGAGAGCTTTAGCGCCTTGAACGGCTGCCATGCCTTGTTGCATAGCTTGCTGCTGTTGCGCTTGCTGTGCGCGTTGCTGACGGATTTCCTGAACCTGCTCACTGGGGACAATGATTGTTGGCGATACGCCGGTCATCTCAGCGTATGAATCAATAGAACCATCCACATCAAGCTTGTCGTACGCTTCAGGGCGAACAGCACCGAGATTGCCGACAAAACCAACAAATCGCTCTAAGTTGCTAACACCAATAGCTTTTTGCGCTTGTGCCATAACAGATATGTATTCAACACGCAGCGGCATGCCCTGCATAACCTCAGGTGGCGGCGGTAACATGTTCTTGCGAACCATGATGGAGAAACAGCGGTCAATCAGCGGGTTAAGAAACTCATCATTGAGGCGCTCAAGTACCGGCCCCAACATCAGAAGCTTCTCTTCTTTCATCTCGATAACCGCTTCTACCGGCATGCTGCGGGTATTGACGTTTTGCAACATCATGAATAAGTCTTTGAAATAACACGCATCAATAAACCCGCGAGTATCTTGGATGTCAGCAAGCAGATCAGCGGTGTTGGGATTGACAAGATAAGCAGGCTTAAATACATCCTGATTGGTCATGTTATCGATATAAGTGATGTCACCCGGCAACAGCGAGACGCGCTGATTCTTCAGGGTTGAGGGACCAACCATCGGAGGGTTAGTTGCCTTATCGATCAGCTGAGATTTACGCTTCTGCTCAAGTTGTAGCGCTTTGATGCCGCCAAGGGCGATCATGCCGGGGCATGAAGAACCGTAAACATCCTCGCCGTTCACTTCCCAACGTGGGGCCATGATGGGAAACTCGTCAAAACCTGACTCACTTAGCAGCTTGTCGCCGTCGCCTGAATGCTCGAAGTAGACGGAGCGATACAGCTTATTCTTCGAGTCCATGCGCCCTGTGTCGCGGTTCTCATTTGGCGTTACCGCGTGAATGACATCAAACCATGTCTGATAGCTGCCTGTTTCCCATGCTGCCTGTACATTCAGACTGGTGTTCTTCAGTCCAAAGCAGCTGACAAGCTGGCGGCATGTCATGGAAAACTTACGGAACATGGTATTCACTTGAAGCCGGTCACTATTGGCTAGCATGTAGCTGCCAATTGGGAACGGGTAAGTGCGGATAATGTCCTCATCATCTTCAAGCACGGCCATGGCAGCAGTGCCAAACGTCCCCAGTTGCCCGTAAACATTCGGCAGTGACTGATACAAGTTTGCTTTATTGAACATGTCATTCATCAGCTTCTGCACAGTCTCAAGCCAGATCTTGACCGGTCCGTAATCCATCATTTCTGAATCAGGCGTTGCAAGCTTGAACCAAGGCCGCGCTGGGCTGGTAATGCCTGACATCATGCCGGAGGCTAGCACTCGATTGGCTAGCGTGGCTGTGGGGTCAACAATGCGAGTATTCCGCTTGTCACCACGGTTACGCTCATCGGAAAGGAAACGGCTACTACGGGGAATGATGAAATCAGACAGTTCGCGCCAGTGCGGATCAAAAGAACTACGCTCTGTTTCCAGTTGCGCATATTGCTTAATAAGTTGCTGCTTAACAGATTCCACCATGATATGCCCCGTATTACTGGCCTAAGAGAGTTTTACCGCTGGTGGTTGCAGCCGATGTCACGCCCTGACCACCCGTTAGCAATGTAGATTTCTGCCCTGCGGCTTGGCGGCGGCGGCGCAACTCATCGTCTCGGGAGCTAATCACAGCGGCGTCCTGCTCTTGCGGTGCCTGAACTACTGTTGCAGCCGCTGGCATAGACGGTTTAGAACCCACGCACATAGTTTTACCTCCATAAAATAATTACCATTTAACCATATAAGATATTCTATACATAATAAATTGACTATTAATGACGCGCGAATTACCTTTAAGGTAATTATTATGAAATACACAACTGCAAGAGCATTGAATGTCGACCTCTCAGGAATAACGGTGTGGTGCTGAGCAGTGTTCTTTCAGTTGTGGTGTAGCTCAGTAGGAAGAGCAGTTTACGGAGTTGTGGCTAGCAACACGGAAAACAGGTCGCCGGTTCAAGTCCTGCCACCGCATCAACATTCAAGGGCGCACGCGGGTTTACCCTAAACCTTTGTACAGTATAGAAACGCCTGCGTACGCCCCTCAATGTTCCAGTTTAACCAGTGAGTGCTGTGTCTTTGCCCCTCTACGCCGAGGGGCTTTTTTTTTGTTTAAAAAACCTTATGCTTTTTGTACTTTCTGCATATAATCACATTCACACACAAACAATTACAAAATGAAACCATGCTTGATTTTTTCAAAGAAATGTTTACTGCTGCCCGTTTTACAGCAGTTGAGCGAGTGAAAAGCCCAGTCGTAGGCGCGCTATTCTTCTCTTGGATTGCTTTTAACTGGGATAACATTATTGTCATGTTATTCAGTGCGGCTACTGTTGAGGATAAAATTGTCATGATAAAAGACAATTCCACGATATTTACAGCAATCATCTGGCCCATTGTTTCAGCTGCGTTTATATCGATAGCATTACCGGTCATTTCTGCAATGGTTATTTGGGCGCAAAATAAACCAACCATGTTTTCCATGGGAAAATATGCAATAAGAAATGATGCCATTCTAGACAGAAAAATAGCTACTGAGAAAAAGCGCGCTCAAGCAGATATTGCGTACGAAAGAGAAAAAACAGGCGAGCAAGAAATAATCCAGAGAATGCGCGAGGATATAGAAAAATCAAAAGAAAAAACAGGAGAAATAACAAAAGAGAAAGATGAGTTAATTGCTGAAAAAAACGCATTAATTATTGAAAAACAAGAGTTAATTAAAATCAAAGAAACCATGATTATAGAGCATGATATATTACTAGGTGAATATAACGACATAAAGGATAAAAACAGTAATTTAAATAAAGAAATTAAAGATATATCATCTCAATTTGATGAAGTAATTAATTTTTTAGATAATGAAAACAGAAAATCAATCCCCTCTGGCAACAATTCTACTGGTGCTACTCTTAAGTCATTTAGGCAAGGTTGAACGATGATAAAAATTTCCAACTAAAATGTTAATATTTAATTATGACATTTACGCATACGGATCATAATCAGTAATGCACCTGCCCTGCTGCGTGGCTCCGGGCAAATGCTGCTGCCGCTTGGTAACAGGGAATGCGAATGTCAGTACAAGAGCATCACCTTTGCCCGGTGAGCGACCGATACGCTTTTTAATCTCGTCTTTATCTTCCAACACAATCTTGCCATCGAGTTTTACCCTGTACTCTGGCGTGGCTAAATCATCTGCCGTCTCCTGATCATCCAGCGCCCCCCCTTCCTTAAGCCATGTCTTGGTGCTGTTGTACATCTCTCCGCGCTTATTACGCATTTGCGGATCATTTGAGCCGCCACCGAATGGGACCAACTGCCAAGCCCGCCCCCAGCTATCTCCTATCGATTTAATACCATTACCGTAGCCAAAGTCGATAAACACAGCATCTGCGCCGTATTGGTCCTCAAAATCAGCAATACGCTTGGCTGATATCAAATCATCAGTTGTGAATGGATAAGTGCCAAGGCATTTAGTGTGCAGTCCTTGACGCAGGTAGATAACAAAATCATCAGAGCCGGAGTATGCAGGATCAACACCAAGAATAACCGGCGCATGTGACACGTCACGCGCAGTAACAACGCGCTTCATTGCTGCATCGGTCAAGCCGGTAGGGATAAACTGAGTGTCAGAAGCATCAGGGAACAGACCACGGACACGAACCTTAACAAAGTCGTCGTCCTCGCCGTAGTCCTCGATCCATTTGTTAATCTGCTCTTTGTTGGTCCCCTCAACAGTGCGGCTGTCTATCTGTTTGGTTTTCCAACGATGTTTAAACTTGCGGAAGCATTCACGGAACCGGCCTGTGTTACGTGTCGGGTTACCGAACGCCAGCCAGATAATCTCTGTATCTTCATCGGTCAACGCCCCCTCTGCGACCTCCCAAACCTTATCGGCAATGTTAGAGGCTTCATCGAAAATCAGCACAATGCGTTTACGGACGTTATGCAGCCCTGCGAATGCTTCTGTATTGTGTTCGGACCATGGCACCGCATCGGCTTTCCATGCGTCGCTATGATTTGGGTCGGTTGATTTTATCGCTGTAGCCGTGGAATTAAACCAATCGCGAGTGATGGCTAGACGTTGCCACTTTGCAATCTCAGGCCATGTTTTTGTGCGTAGCTGGTTTTCTGTGTTGGCAGTGACGACTATCTTACAATCTTCGCATGTAGACATGGCCCAACTTAGGATCATACCCATATCAGCAGATTTGCCGATACCATGCCCTGAAGCAATGGCAAGCTGTAACGGCTGGTGGCGGGTCTTTGGATTGCTGAGGTGATCACCTATGGTTTTCATCGTCTCGGCTTGCCAGTCGCGAGGGCCATCGTAAGCAGCTAACTCACCCTCACCCCATGGGAACGCATAGAGCGCATAGCCCAATGGATCATGGGTAAAGCTGGCGATATCTTCGATAAGCTGTAGTTCAGCATCTGGCGCGGCCTGCTCACTCATTTCTTGTTCCTTTCCGCTACACGCTGCCGAGCGGCGGCCATTTTATCAGCCAAGCTAAATGACACATCGACTTGGACGCGCTCACGGAATGCTGCAACATCGACATGTTTGCCCACCAGCTCAAGCACCTTAATCTTATCCAGTAGCTTTATCTTTTTGACGAAACCAATCTGTGCACGGTCTTTGCCCTGCCCCTCGAATAATTCCGCTATCTCAAAACCTGCAATAGACTTGCGCCAAACTGGTGGCCACTCATGAATGGGCTTAATACTGCCATCTTCGTTTAAGATATCGATAACGTCAGCTTCAAGCATTTCAGCAAGCTTCACCAGCACGGTATCAGCGCTCATTTTCACGCGACTGTTGCGGCCCTTCATCAGTTCAGCGATACGGTCAACGATGCGCTGATCCTTCATCATCAACGACGCACGTTTACCTGCTGATGCTTTGGCATACCCTGCGCGGATCGCCGCTTGCTCTTGGTTTGTCGGGTCTTTGATATACTCTTGACAATACCGTTCCATTTGCGGTTTTATTTTGCCGTCTTTAGCCATAATGATTACCTCGTTGGTAACATAATAACAGGCAAAAGAAAACCGCCAAGCGGCGGTTATTCTCTCAATTTCATTGTATCTGAATGACACTAACAGTTAGTTTTTGGTTACTTAATGATTTTTAATAATATTTAATTACTAACTTTTTTCTGAATTTTGGCTTTGGTAGTATAGTCAAGTTAACGGGCTCTATAGTTAAATGCAGTGAGAAGCGACTTCAAATAAGCTAACCTCTATGATAAATACTCAGTTTCGGTTACGCGTTTGCATCTATTTTGACTACACCTTTGCATGTCACTTATCTGGCATTTCCAAATTACTTGCCATCTCTATGGCGAGTCGCCTACAGGGGTGGGGACCCTCCAAATTGCTGGAGAAGTTGCCTATCATGATTCGGCAATGTGACTGGTTCCTCTCTCTAAGTAGTTCGAATGCCTATGCCTGACTGCTTCGTGCCAAGAGCAGACTTTCTTACTGCAATAATTAGTTGTGGAGATAAAAGACTAACTTATGGCATTATATTGATGAGAAAGAATTTAGACTTTAAGTCAAATCATAACTCATAAACGATTTTTAAAGAGTAAGTTAATAATAAATTTAATAGGTATTAATATGAAAGGGATTTGGTACAAAAATACACATACTCGCATCCCTCACTTTGAAACCACAACTCACATCCATCAAAAGTTAGGTTATGCTTATGAAACATCAAGCCATTTTGTACACTTTTATGGGCGTGACATTGGATTCAATATTATTTCAGTTGGCTTAACCGTAATTGAGAGTAAAAATGGTAATCTAGCTGATTGGGTGCAAAGAGTTTTTGGCGCTCAAGATATAAAGTCGTTGAACAAAGAAATTGGTCATGTTACTCAAGGGGTATGGCGGCCTTCACTTTACTATTTCAGAGATACAGAGGTTGCGCTAGGTATTGATGAGTTTGAAAAGCGGGCATCGGAACAAGCTCTCCGCGTTCTCATTGAAAAAATTGATGATATTTTATTATATATTGAGCCTAGCTCTAATGGTTTAAATTCATATAGTCATAAATGCAGAGAGTTGTTAATTCTCGCTTGTACTGAGGTTGAAAACCAATGGGTGTCAATAATAAATAAAACAAATGGAATTAAGTCAAATGCAAGATACAACACAAATGACTACATAAAACTATTGGATAAATGCTTTTTAAAAGACTTCAGAATACATTACTCAAATTATCAGGGCCTTAGGTTTTTTAAGCCATTTGATAATTGGTCCATAGCAAACCCAACCACATCATTAACATGGTATGATGCATATAATAAAACCAAACATGATAGGTCGGGTGCATTTGTTTTTTCAACTCTGGAGAATGTGATGGAAGCAGTAGCGGCATGTATTGTGATGTTTTGCGTGAAATATGGACCATTTAGTTTAACGGAGTCGAATACAACGTTGTCAACAATTGTAAATCAACACTTTTCTATTTCATTTGAAAATAGTGATCCTGCAGATTATTACATTCCTGAAATTGAGCTTCCGCAAGGTACTAGAGCTGATTTGTTACTTTATGATTGTTATCGTGAAGGGCACAATAAAAATTGGATTAAAGATCCTTTGACTATATAGTAATTTAGATCTGGACGAAGTTCCTTAGTGTCCATTTCTCGCAGTTAGTTTCCCTAGTAGTCTTATGTGCAAAACGTAGTAATTCGGTCATTAGTCTGCTTTGTTCCTCAAAGATTGAAATCAAAAAATTTTAGGGGGAGAAGTCCACAGATGAGAATTTATAACGTTGGGCATATGATCTGAAATCCTCGAGTCGGTAGGGTTTAATCAGTTATTAATTTTTTTGATAAAATTTCCCATCCGCCTTCTTGTTTTTTTAATTTCACTAAGAAACAGAATAAAAGGTTAATATCTATGAGTTATAACAATTATATAAATTTGGCAAGTGATTTAATGGATAAACCTATTTACAGAATTATGCCAATACACCGATTTCTTCAAATGCTTGAAGAGAAAAAATTAACTTTAGTAAAACCAAAAAAATGGGATGATCCATTTGAAAATGCTCTATTAAACTGTGTTGTTGAGACTTCTGACGGTGAGACAGGATCATTCTCCGCAAAAGATTGTGTTTATGGTCAATGCTGGACATTTCATCGTGAAACTGATGCAATGTGGCGAATATATTCTCATGATAAAGATGGTGTAAGAGTTTCTACCACACCAAGAAAATTATTAACCGCACTTCGAAAAGCAGAGCCGAAGCATCATAATTTAAAATGCTTTATAGGTAAAGTTTCTTACCTTCCAAAAAAAGCACTTCTAAAAAAGCTTCAGTCAATTAATTTATTAAATGATAATGGCTCAGGAATCGCCGAGTCACTTCTATATAAAAGAACTGAGTTCAAGCATGAGAACGAAATTCGTTTGATATATTCGGGTGATGATGATGCCTGTATAAGTGATATATTTAAATTTGACATTGACCCAGCTGAGTTGTTAGATAGGGTGTTATTCGACCCAAGAATGGAAAAAAACTTAAGACAAGCATATGTATTAGCAATTGAGGGGAAAGGTTGTAAAACTGAAGTGAAAAGATCTACTCTATACGATGCCCCACCAGGGCTAATATTTAAGTTGCCGTGAAATTTAAAATTAGAAAAAATGGCTCATTGAGTTCTTTTTTTCTATTCATGAAATCCTGAAATTTGAAGAAGCTGAAGTGTTTATGTAAGTATCACGTCAGCTTTCATAACCAAAGGGATAATTTTTAAGAACGACCTAATTCGCAGGTTTTTAATGTCCGTATGGGAGCGGCTTGGGAATACCTAGTTCGCTAATATCGTGAGTCGTTCTTTCGTCCCAAATAAGCGGGAACCCAGTTTGATAGCCACGCGCACCTAGAATCCCGCTTCTGCGCTGGATTCGAGCCGGTTCGTTTGGTTCAAAACCGTAGTAGTAAATATTATTGCCGTCTGGGTCGTTTTCTTTTAACCAAACATCAAACGGTGCTGTTTTAAGTCTATTAGTGCAAAGAACTGAACCAGCACCGACTTTCCACGCTTTAGCATCTAAACAAACACTAATCGGCGTAGCTGTTTCCCAGTCAGAATGATTGGCATATGTAATTTCAATGCCTAGATATTTAGCCACTTCAATACGAAACCTTTTTATATCCGCATCTTCGATATCAGGATTGGTATCGTGACTTAATAAAATCACATTCTCAGCGCCATATTTTCGCGCCACTTCAATTGCGACAATAGCGGAGGCATGACCTCCACTGTAGAGAACTACGTGGCGCATCACCCACCTCCCCGCAGACTGGCGGCGAACTCTCGAAGATTACGCTCAGCTATTAACGTTTCATAATCAGTATTCATTTTGAAGTTACCTTTTCTTACCGTTGAAAAAATTGAAATTTATTTTCATTTCAACCCGTTACTACCGTTTCTTATTCCGCTGCTCTTCGATGGTTTTGCAATCAACGCAAAGCTGAACATTTGGTACTGCCTTTCGGCGTTCCTCCGGTATTTCTACGCCGCACACGTCGCATACATGCGCCGCTGGTATTGTTTGCTTGTTGAGCACCTTCTTGAGATTCAGCTCAAGCATTCTTTCTGCGTGTTCATTGGCGATATCGATGCTATCCATGGTTAGCCCCCATGCCGTGACGGGCTATCAACAGAGCGTCTGCAACGGCCTGCCCTTTGGCTTTTTGGTCGAGAATACGAAGAGTTGGATACAACTGAATTGCGCGGCTACGTGCGGCGTCTTTGTCGCTTCCGATCAGACCGGTTGATTTCTTCCATGCTTGTGGGGTGACCAAGGTGTAAGGAATGAATAGCCCTTGTAAGATGCCTTCGACGACGCCAGCAGCATGACCAAAGGTGAACATTGAACTGACACCTTGCCCCGGCATTGCGCCGACTTGTTCCAGATATGAATGAGCGATAAGGTCACGATATTGAAGCAGAAAGGTAGCGACCTGCGCGCCGTTGACTCGAACTTTACTTCCAACCTTGATGGTTGGCATGCTCAGGTGATTGATGTAAGCACCATGCTCATTGATTACTGAAATGGCACCAGAACAACCGGGGTCGATCCCTACAAATAACTTAGCCATCAGTTGCCCCTTACCGCTTTCTCGAACATATTCACGACTAGTTTGGCGGCCTGAGCACGACGACGAACAAACTTGAGTTTGCCACCACCATAAACTTCATAACGGCTCATAAGGTGATCATGCTTAATGCGATAGCCTGTTGCTCTGCCGCCTAGAGTCAACAGCTGTACACCGCCGACTGAGGCAACCAATTCGTATTTGATTTCCATAATGCAACCTCTATAAATTACCTTATTGGTAACCATTACTCATTAGGTAACTATTTTCAACATAAAAAACGCGCTTGCTGTCGCAAAACGCACCATGTTCTAAATCTTCCTGTATCGCTCTCTATCGAGTTTTAAATCTAAAATGGATACTGACTAGACTTAATTGTCAATATCTTCGCCTTGCCCCGCAGATTTTGAATTTACTGCATTCTCCTTGCGCTCGTTATACGCATTCATCCACGCGGGGCGAGTGCGCTGTTTATCTTCAAGCTTCAGTGTCGGCCTTGGAATCTCACCACCAGCGGCTATCCTTTCAGCCCAAGAATTGAGGGTTATACCTGCCAACTTCTCGACCTCGACCTCGCTCAGCCGATAATCGATCATGCGCTGTCTAAGCTCAGTGCATATCCAGTACAAAACAGGCTGCCGCCAAGGGAACATTTCAGCACTTGAGTAGTAATCACGATCCCTGCAATATCGTTTGAACTCGGTCATGACATCGTTGCGCGTAAGGCCAAACGGATTCCCACCCCCTATCCCTATGATTGCCAAGAACTCAGCAAGATCTGGCGGCCAGTGATTTCCGTTGATACAACGCTCAACACAGGCTTGTGCAGCAAAATCCAGTTGCGCAGGGCTAAGTTTCGATACTGCCATTTTCCATGTCGATGACGGTACCGATCCATTCTTCGTCACCCATCGGTCTGAGTACACTTCCCCCATCGCCGCCCATAGGCTGTATGCCATTTCTTGCCCGATCAATTGCGATTGCTGCCTCGATTGTCTGGACTGCGCGAGATTTACCACTGGTGTTTGGTGCTTTCTGTCCATCCGTACCCCCTGATTTTTTAGCCCGAACATGCTTGATGCTCTGTGAAAACTTTTGTTCCCACTGCGCCTGATGGAATACTTTCCCCTCGGCCTGCCAGTAGGTCACGAACTCAGCCAGTTCTACGGGCGTGTACTCTGAGATGATCACCCCCCACATTGCCGCCTTTCGGAAAAAATCCGGCTCTGGCTTCCAATCCGGATGCATGACGAACTTTCCAAAGCTTCCTAGTCCACCAGCTGGTGGTGCTCGATTCTCCAAAATGGAATTAATCACACTGGGATCGGGTCCAGTATTTCCCTCAGCACCATCAACAAAATTTTCTCGCGCGCAGAGAGAGGGGTTTACCTTTCCTTTCCCTGATCCCTGATCCATTCCTAATGGTAGCTCTCCTGTATCGTTACCGTAGTCATACGGTAGTAGGTTTAACACCTTGATTTTGCTTGCTCTTGGCTTATTAACAACCTGATGTTTTGCAAAATTACTAATCACCCCAAAATGCCTACTATCGGAGGTGGAAAACAACGTCAAATAACCTTGTTTGGAAAGCTCCTGTAGCATTACCGGAATACTACGGGAGGGTTCACGGATTGGAAAAACAGCCGCTTTAATCAACTTTGGATTTGCATTGAAATATCCTTCATCGTCGGCATAATTTAATAAGCCGATAGCTAGCAGACAGGCAGCCTCTGAAACTTCAGCCATGTCCTCATCTGTCCAGAATTCCGGCTTGATAGTGCGGATTCGAGCCATTAGCCACCCCCTACACCATTCAGCCTGTCATGCGATATTTCCCCATATTTATCTTTGTATCGCGCAAGCCAGTATCGATCAGTACGTGTACGCTTCAGCTCCTCGTTGAGTCTATTGACCTCATTAGCCAACCTAGAGGCTTCTCGCGATGCACCGCGCACCATTGTTTTAGCTTCCTCCGGATCTCCAAACCTAACGAGCGCATGAGCCAGCATGTCTAACTCGAAACGTAGATCAGCATCGTGTTGCCAGAAATATGCTAAATCTCTTCCAACACCATAGCCGTGTACCTTTTTGCAGCAAACGTGACCTGCCTTGAGCTTTAAGTGACCTCGGGCATTCACCCATAACAGCCCCCAACCATGAGGTAAGTCGCAGATATCAATTAACCCCTCAGGGCAGATGTAATAACGATATGTTCCCATCCCAAGAGTTGTGCCATTGCGATGAGGTTTACTTCGATCCGCGAGGAAGTCAGAACGGCTAACCTTTGACTCCACCACCACTGAACCAGCCCCAAAGCCCCAGCGGTAGCCAAATGCGTCAGCACGTTCGCCGCCGTACAATCCACCCACTTCAGTTAATGCAACCTGACAGCCGGGGCCGTTCGCGCTTTCTGCCCTTTTTAGCCACTTAACAGCGATGTCGTTTAGCTCGTTATGTGTCATAAAGCCACCGCTAGCCCGTTGGCTTGTGCCATCAATGTCTTGATGCGTTTGCGTTGCGCTATCGTGTGATTGGCATTGCATTCGACACAGCTGCCATTGACCGTGTAACGCTCACCCAAGTGACCATTCCTGCATGGTTTACCGGTGTAATACTTCAGAAGCCCAACCTTTGCGGCGTCCGTTCTGGTAATGATTTTCACGCTCACCTCCAATTTTTGTGTGTGAACAGGACAGAGATTATAATCAGCAATAAAATAAATCAACCAAATAAGGATAATAATTACCAAGACATGATCCACACAAACAAAAAAGGCCACCAAGCGGCAGCCCTTTAACTTTTTTATCTGTATCGCTATGCGGCGTAAAAGAACGAAAGCAGTTGTTCAAGAGATAGATCACTCTGATACTCAGAACACGCAGAGTGCAGTAATTTCATGCGTTCCCGACTAGGTATCCTACGCGCAAACACCAAGTGCGTTTTGATATACGCCACAGTCGTATTGGCTTTTCTGGCTATATCTTCTTTCTGCTCTTCTGATAACTCACGCCAGAATAATCTGAAGTCAAACTCATTCATTTCTATCTCCAAAAACATACCTCAATACGGTAATAGTTACCCAAAACATACCAATAGACAAGCACGTTTACCTTTTTGGTTCATTTACCTTAATGGTAATTTTGTTTTAAATACAAACACCAATCTATTTAGGCTATGGCAGAAATGAAAAGTATCAATGACATTCGTAGGGATAATTTACGCGACATCATCAGTAGTGATTTTGGAGGGAAACAAGTGCGTTTAGCTGATGCCATGAAGCTTACACCTAATCTGGTATCGCGCTGGCTTAAGCCATCATTTGACCCAAACTCAAAAAATATTGGTGATACCGTAGCGCGAAAAATTGAAGAGACAGCGCGCAAGCCTAAATATTGGCTGGATACCGATCATGTAATGGCAATCGCGGCAGGTGATAATGATGACGGTGTTATCACTGAGATAGGCGAAATTGCCGCCAATAATCTAGAAATGTGGATGCTCGGAAACCGTGATTTAAAGTCTCAAGCTCGAGTAGCAGAGAAAGCCGGTATAAGTCAGTCAACGGTCAATCGGCTCCTGAAGAAAGAGGCCAGCATATCCATCAATAATCTGGCATCTATCGCAAGTGTATTCGGTCGTCGACCATACGAACTACTGGTGCCGCCACGTGATGAATCATTGATTACGTATGACCGAAGTCAATACGCTAGACTTCCAGCAGAAGAGAAAGCCAAGATAGAATCGTTTATAGAATTTATCTTGAGCCAGAATCAAAAGCGTCCGGAGGAATAATGTATTCCAAAGTAATACGCTTGGAGGCTGATGCTAAGTAGTAGGCATAGCCTCGGTTGTTGAGTTACACCTGCGCTCTCCCCCCTCACTCCTACCTATACAATTATACCTCGAATAAAATAGTTACCATTTTGGTAATTTTATCTCTTGTTTACGATTGACAAGCCCCTTTTATCGATTATTATTACCTTAATGAGTTACCAATACGGTAATTAATTCGCTCTTTAAAAATCTAATCAGAGCTATCACAACCCACAATACGTACTGCTCATCGTATGTCTGCGCTAACCCGTTTAATTCGGAATGCGAGATTGGAAAGTGACAAAAAACACCTTTTATAGGCATTTTTTCGCCCTAAATAGTTACCCCTCAGGTAATCAATGGAGTGTTTTATGCGTTTTACCATCCGAAACGGTAAACATTTATTCACTGTACTGGGCCGAACTGAGTCCTTCGATAGCTTCTCTCAAGGCGTTCACTGGGCTTTCACTCAAAAAGAGGCCATGCGTGTGGCCACTGAAATTTGGAGTAAATAAACAATGTCAGAAATTAACAAAATTACAGCACTCGGCATGCTGGTATCGCGTGAAAGCGACATCACTGATCAGGTAACAAATCAGGCTGCATTAATCCTGTCGGCTGTTGCCATGCCAAAACTGGAAAAAGACAGTGACATGACGGATACCGTCGCTGATTACAACAAAATATTCTTTGCCGTCAGCGGCGTGGCGAACGCCGATACATTGCCGGCTGATCACCTGCTGGGTGCCATCAACTCTTTATACGGAATGCTGGACGACACCACCGGCAATGCTGATCGGCGTAAGTTCTTGCGGGATTATCTGGCCAATGTTTCTGGTGAGAGTAATACAGCGGAAGAAATAGTTGCTGCTAGTCCGGTACCGGAGTCAGTAGCAGAACACCAGCCCACCAGCATTAAGGAGGATAAGCCGCTAATAGCTGCTGATGAGTTAGAAGAAGCGCCAGTGCCAAACGTGCCAACATATTTCGAGCCGGGCCGTTATGAGGGCATTTCTAACGAAGTGTATCACGCATCAAACGGTATCAGCAGCAGCCAAATTAAAGATGCTCGAGTAAGTCTGATGTACTTCCATGGCCGCCACATCACCGGCGCTATCAAGCGTGAAAGCACTGAAGCACTCACCTTTGGTTCACTGTGTCACACAATGGTATTGGAGCCAGAAAAGCTGGAAGAAGAATTCAGCATTGAACCAGTGATTCCTGCTGATGCATTCACTAGTGGTGATTCAATGACAAAGTGGCTTAAGGAATACAACGCCACTCTGCCAGCTATGCTATCCAGCGATGAGATCAAAGTGCTGATCGAGGCCCATAACGCCACTCTGCCAGCTCCTTTCTCTCTCGGTGGTAGCGTTGATGATGTTGGAAACGTTTATACCCGCCTCCCTGCTGAGTTCCAAACCATCCCCGAAGGTCAGAAATTCACAGCAACTTTAATGAAAGCATGCATTAAAGAATACAACGCCACTCTGCCAGCACCACTAAAAACCGCTGGTAGCCGCGACGCATTACTCGAGCAGTTAGCAATCATATCGACTGAGGTTGTTGAAGCTGAGGCCGCCAAACCAGCACCACTAAATACCAGTGGTAAGAAAGAAGATTTAGCCGCGGCAATTAAAACGGTTAAGCCAGATGCGCTCTTTGCTGATGAGATCACCGCCGCATGGCTGAACGCCGACACGAATAAATCACCCATCACGCTGAAGCAATACGAACTGGCAAAAGCCATTCAACAAGCGGTGTTTGATCACCCCGCCGCTGGTGGTCTGGTCAACAACCCTAACAGGTCGGTTGAAGTCAGTTATTACGGCATGGATGAGGATACGGGAATTGATATCCGAGTTCGTCCGGATCAGGAAATCGACTTCAACGGCATTCGTGTTTGCTTCGACCTTAAAACCATCCAGTACGGACGGATTAAGCAAGAAGCCCTGCGCAGCAAACTTCACCGCACCATCATCGATTTTGATTACCACGTTAGCGCAGCGATGTACTGCGATGTTGGCGACTTCGATCAGTTCTTTTGGATATTCGTCAATAAAGACGAGGGGTACCACTGGATCGCAATCGTAGAAGCGTCACCGGATGAGCTGGAATTAGGCCGCCTTGAGTATAAGAAAGCCCTTCGCGACATCCAGCAAGCACAAGAAACCGATCACTGGCCATCGCCTATCACTTCCGAATTGGTAGACGAACTTAACGACTTTGACTTGCGCCGCCTTGAAGCGCTGCGCCTCGCTTAATTGGAGAAGATAATGAGCGATTTAACAGTAATGAATCAGCAGCACCCATCAACTATGTCGGCCAGTAGCGCAATTTTCAACGTGCAAGCCTTAGCCCAGCTAACAGCCTTCGCTAACCTCATGGCTGATTCCACCATTACGGTACCAGCACACTTTGTTGGCAAGCCTGCTGATTGTATGGCCGTCGTGATGCAGGCCATGCAGTGGGGAGGAATGAACCCTTACGCCGTAGCCCAAAAAACATACCTTGTTAATGGCGTTTTAGGGTATGAAGCTCAGTTGGTTAACGCAGTGATTACCAGCTCTACAGCCATTCGCGGCCGGTTCCATTACGAATACGGCGGTGACTGGTCAAAATGCACAAAAAGCAAAGATTCTACAGTTAAAAAGCCCGCGAAAGGTGGTGGCACCTACGACAAAATTGAACGGGTTCGCGATTGGAGCGACGACGATGAACAGGGGTTATTTATCCGTGTCGGCGCGATTATTAGCGGAGAAGATGAAATTACTTGGGGGGAGCCGGTTTATTTTTCAAGTGTCGTAACTCGTAACTCCCCTCTTTGGGTATCAAATCCCAAACAACAGATCGCTTATCTAGCTGTTAAATACTGGGCGCGACTGTACTGCCCTGAAGTAATCCTTGGTGTTTACACCCCTGATGAGGTTGAGCAGCGTACAGAGCGTGACGTTACACCACCAGCCCAACGTGCCAGCATCAGCCAAATGTCAGGTAATCAGGCCAATGTCGTTGCTGAACAACCCGCCTCAAATGAAGGAGAAAAACAGGAAGCGCCCATAATTGACGCCAGCAACAGCGCCAGTGATGAAGCTAATTTCAATTACGAAACACTGGCCGCTGAGTTCCGTGAATCCATTGATAAGTTGCAGACCTTGGATAGTGCCAAAAACCTGCGTGTTGAAATCGAAGATATCAAACAGCAATTAGGCAACGCCCTCTATACAGAGTTGAAGGGCAAAGCGGTGAAGAAATATCACCAGATTGACGCTCGAAACTACATTGAGGCAGCGATCAATAGCCTTGATTTGGGTAGTGCTAGTCGGGTAGCAGATTTCGCCAAGGTTGAGCAAGACCTTAAGGCCCGTAAATCAAAACTCGGTGATGAACTGTTCGACGGCTACACCCTCACCCTTGACGACCTCCGCGTTGAATTTAGCTAACCCTCCCACCTAAGGGGCTTCGGCCCCGATTCGCTATGCCTGTTACAGGCTAAGGATCTGCTATGAAAGCAGCCGTTCGCAAAAAGAGAATGCTGGAAATGGTGCAGCTATCGGAATACACCGTCAATCAACTTGAAAAGGCTGGGAAGTTCCCTAAACGCTTCCCATTGAGCAATCGCACCGTGGCATGGAATCAGGATGAAGTAGAAGCATGGCTTGATCACCGACAGGCTAACCCTGAAGAAATCGAAGTCGAGACGAATGAATGTAGAGAGGGCATGTTTGAAAAAAACCCTAACCATATCAAAGCGCGTGAACGCGCCGAGAAACAGGCGGCAATCTGATGATCGGTCACTCTATTTTGTACAAAGAACCATCAGGGGAGGAAAAGCATACTGGGATGGTAGGCAGGTTACATGCCGATGCCCTGCTTACGATTTTCCTCACAGGTTTAGCGGCGGCAAGTGCAACGGCTATCACATGGCTAAGAACTGTTTCGACAATCGCCTCAAATGTCAGGGCTGCATTTGTTTTCACTCTGGCGGCTGCGACGTTATCAACGAGACAGAAAGCCCAGCGGAATGCCTGTATGTACTGGATTTCTGCGCTGACTATCAAATCAAATTAAGGCGGTAAAAATGAAAGTAACCAATGGCGTTGGTGTAGTAACACGCCTTTATATTGAAGGGGCACAAGCACTAGATCCGGTAACTGTACTAATGGAGGACATGCAGCCAAGCGTTGGCCGTATCACTATAATCTGCTGGGGAAAGGTCTGGACGAGCTTTTGGGGCGGTATGTCTGGTGACAATATCCGTCAGTTTATCCTGCGTACAAATAATGACTATATCGCTAGCCACCTGTGGAATGATCAGCGGCCTAAGAAAGCCGATAAAGTCTATTTGCTGCGCATCATTGCCGCAGTTAAAGCTGGTATGGAACAGACAGCACAGGAGCATGAATCATGCTAATTGGGTGGGTTCTACTTGTCAGTATATGTGCTTTTGATTCCTGCGATACCCTTCCCGTTACAGAAAAAACATATTCGACTCAGGCTGAATGCCAGAAATACTTGGAAGATCTGCATGAGCGCCGTCCTGAGGTAATCCTGATATGTGTGGAGGTGTATAGGGATGACTGAATACCAACTCATCTACTGCGATCCTCCTTGGCAATACGGTAACAAAGCAAGTAATGGCGCAGCAGTTAATCACTACAGCACGATGTCTCTCACTGATTTAAAACGCCTCCCCGTTTGGTCCCTCGCAGCTCCCGATGCAGTTCTCGCCATGTGGTACACCGGTAATTTCAACGATGAAGCTAAGCAACTTGCAGAAGCGTGGGGGTTTCAGGTTCGCACAATGAAGGGCTTTACGTGGGTCAAGCTGAATCAATTGGCTGAGGACCACATAAATAAGGCACTGGCAGCCGGAGAAGTTAACGACTTCTATGACTTCCTCGACTTATTAAACACTCAGTCACGCATGAATGGTGGCAATTACACTCGGGCAAACACGGAAGATGTATTGATCGCAGTGCGCGGCAATGGCCTAGAACGTATCAACGCCAGCATCAAGCAAGTTGTTTACTCACCGCTTGGCGAACATAGCGAGAAACCGTGGGAGGTCAGGCACCGATTAGAGCTTTTGTATGGTGACGTGTCACGCATTGAATTGTTTTCAAGGAAAGATTTATCAGGCTGGGATACTTGGGGCAATGAGTGCGGACAGTCAGTAAAACTTATCCCTGCTAGTTCGGAGAAGATATGAAACTCCCAACAGAAAAAACCATGTTAATTGTATTTGCAATCTACATCGTCGTAATGTTCATTTACTTAATAGGCAAATAAATGGATATGCAAACAATTCATTTAACCGTATGGGTGTTTTTATATGCAATGGTAGCAGGTTATATATTAGCTTGCATTGACCAATGCGAAGATGCGAAACCAAATATAAAGCACATCTTAATATCAGTATTTTGGTTTTTAACTCTATCAGCAATACTTTCAAGTTACATCGCAATGAAAGTAATGGGAGGTCATGATAATGACTAACTACGAGATACTCAATTTCTTAGCAGATAAAGGTGGTTATTATACAAGAACGGAAATGGTTGAGTTGCTTAAAGAAGCATCTCCAGATGAGATATTTTCCGCTGATAGATTAACCTCTCTTCGTGGAATCATGGTTAATTCATCGTTTATTAAATACGATTCTTATCGTGCGAACACCCGCACCACACAATTAAAGATAAAGGTCATATCGGTTGAACCTGCCTATGAGCGATATTCTGGTGCAGCAGCAAAGACGGCGCGAAAGCGTAAAGGTATGGATAGATCATGGCTTAATGATGAAAAGCCCGTAGCTCAAGCCATACGCCTGTTGATGCTGTTTAATAAACTAATTTTGGAGGCAAAACAAAAGAGCGCTAATGCCTCCAATTGATAACTATTTACCACTCCCCGCAATCCACCCATCAACCATATTGGCCCACTGTTGCAGCATTTCTCTGCGTTGTTCTGCGTACTCTGCTTTATTGTACACGGCGCGGGTTCCTTTCTGCTCATGGGCCAAGCACTTCTCTATCCAGTCACTATTAAATCCATGCTCATGTAATAATGTGCTAGCTGTTCGCCGTAAATCGTGAACAGAAAACTTTTCCAAATCAAACCCTTCTTTATTTGCTCTTGCAACGGTAGTGTTAATAACCCTATTTAATGCGGCATCAGATAATGGCTCCACAGAGCTATATCGACCGGGTACTAAATATTTAGTGTCACAATAAAATGTTTTAAATCCTATCAGAATATCAAAAGCCTGTTTTGATAGGTAGACTACATGCGGCCTAGTCATTTTCATTCTTTTAGCCGGTATAGTCCACGTAGCATTATCAAAGTCTATCTCATCCCATGTTGCATGAAGAAATTCATTTTTTCTGACCATTGTCAAAAACATAAACTTTATTGACAGTCTAAGAGATTGCATTGTTCCTGTTCGTTCCAGAACGTTAAAGAAGATATTAATTTCCTTTGGACTTAACGCCCTTTCTCTTGGTTTAAACTTAGCTATAGAGCTTGATTTTATACGCTCTGCTGGATTAATTATTTCGTAACCACGATCAGTTGCAAATGTGTATATCCAGTCTATTATCCTCTTTACCATCAGAGCTGTAGATGGTGCGCCCCGCTCTTTTATTTTTTCACACAAATCTCGAATTTCTGTTGTCGTAATTTCCGACATTAATTTTTTATCAAACAATGGGGATACTTCATTTTTCATTACTGCCTGACGCATAGCGAATGTTTTTGGTGCAAGAGTGGACTTCTGATCCTTTGTCCACTCGTCAGCGAAGTCTTTAAATAGCTTTGCTCCTCTGATTTGATTTTTATCACTTCTTTTTTTAGTCGCCGGTGACAGCCCCATATCAACCATTTTTTTAGCAATGTATAGCTGATCTCTTGCCTCAGACAAACTGATACCGTCAGGGCCATACTTACCGATGGTCAGTGTTTCCCTCCGTTTATTAATACGGTAGTCATACCTGAACGAGACGGTACCGCCCGGAGATACAGCGACATACAAACCATCACGATCTGTGACCTTGTATAGCTTATCGCGGGGCTTCAGGCTTTTCAGCTTCGTATCTGTCAGCAT